CACCAACTTGTAAGTCAGCAATAGATGCAAATCTTTGACCTGCTTGAACGACTATACCCATCAAACTTAATAATGTTTGAGAAGGTTCTTTAAACGGAAGCATCATAAATGAATCTCTTAAATTTCCACCAGGTGCATCTACATCTCTAAACTCACCTGGTTGAATAGATTGTGCATCATCTCTAATTCTAATACCACGCATTTTAAATCCTGCTGGTAAATTAGATAATGTTCCTGCATCGAGTAATTGTCTTAATGCAGTTGTTGCAGTTCTTGATAATCCACCAATCATGTGAATTAAACCAAAACCATAAAAACCTAAACCTGGTAAAAATTTGAAATGTACAAAATATTGTATTTTAGATTTTTTAGTATCTCCAATTTCATAGTTTCTTCTAATAGATAGAATCTCATGTGATCCTTCTACTAAAGTTACAATATATGGAATTTTAATTCCTGACGGCTCACCAGTCTGTTGATTGACATCTTCAAAACCTTCTAAATCTAAATCAACATGACACTCTAATAAAGTAAATACATCTTCATCTTTTGTTTTAGTAACTCCTTCAAGTTCTCTTTCTTTTTTCTCAACATCAGTTTCTTTTTGTAAAGGTTTACCTACATCTACATCTTTATAAAAACCTGCTACTTGTTGTTTTCTTAAATCGTTTTCTGAAATTTTAACACGATGAATAATTGCTTCCGCATCATCTAATGAGGTAGCTGTGTACGGAACAATTAAATCATCTGCTGGTACAAACTTTGATACAGCCCTTTGTTCCATATCATCATAGTATACCTTTTTAAAAGCAGAACCTGCTAAAGGTAGATTGAACAACATTTGATCAAACTCCGGTTCATACTCTTTCATTTTTTCCATGATCTCGTAGTTCATGAAATCTTTAACTCTATTTGCTTGGTCTGTTTTTTCTGGAGTAGGTACTCCTAAAATTTGTGTTCTAACTGGTCCATCAGCAGGTAATAATTCTTTATACGCTAAAGCTTGAAACTGTGTAACCGCTTCAGCAAGTACAGGATGTGTTGCACCTGATGCACCTGCAAAAGGTTCTGTTCTATTATCATATTTAAAACCTAATAAATCTAAACCAGTTGTATAAGTTTTTTCCCAATCTTTTCTTGATGAAGAATAATCCATGTACTTAGAATTTAAATCAGAAGCAAGTTCTGCTAAAACTTCATCAGGTAAAAATTCTGCAAGGTTTGCATAATGCTCATCACCACCTTCAGGTGATGCAGCTGCTGGATCTAAATTAATATCAACAGAACCGTCTTCATTTTCTTGAACCTCTACGTCATCAGGTGACTCTTGAGATTCTTGAACTTCTTCTACAATCTGTTCTTTAATTTCTTCTTCACCAGGTACTTCAAATTCTTTTCTTGGCTCGTTTGGAAGAGCCTTGTCTATATTGTCTTCTGCCATTTATTTTCTCCGTATGTGTTACTTCTTTAACAGTATTATATAAAATATTCAAGCCCTGACTCTGGGGCCCTGATGCCGGAGGCACAGTTGTCGTTAATTTTTTAATCATTTTCTTTGGACTGACTTGCTAATTCTCTCATTGCTTGCTTGAATGCTGCTCCAAAATCTACCCCTTCAATATCCATGATCTCTTCAATCTTTTCTTTAAGAGCCAATGTATCAGGCTCCAGGGAGCCTTGGTTATAATTAACTCTGCCGCCTTGTGCCATTTTAGGAAAATACTTTTCAGCAAAAGAATCTATATCCATACCAGTTCCTTCTTGACCACCAGCTTCAATATACATCTTTGTGACCATTGCATTGTATTTAGTATCGCCGCCTTTTAGAAAACCAATTCGTCCACCGTTAGCTTTCATATCTGGAAGTGTTTCACCTGGATTTTCTTTTGTAAAAATTTTAAAAAAACTTGCTCTTTCTTTTATGAAATCTTTTGCTTCATCACTACTCATGACTCCAGCGTTTTCTATTTTGTCTACAGAGTTTTTTAATAACTGATTCATCTCACCTTTATCAAAGCCACCAAGATAACCTTTGATATATCTATCAGCGTCTTCTTTAAATGCCTGTTCTGTGTAAGGTTTTGGAAGTGGTCTATCTGGCATTACAGTACTCCTGCAATACCGCCTTTAGCTAGTTTCTTTTGTTCTTCTTCTCTTTTCTTAATTAGCTTTTTTAGTTTTTCAACAACACTTGGTGTTAAATCTATTTTAGGTTTTGAAACACCTTCTTTTTCTTTACGAGTCTCTGGATAATTTTGTGGATTATATTTTTTATCTAATTCAATTGCTTTTTTCTCGTAGTATCTCTGTTCAGCATCTTTATCAATTAGTTCATTAAATTTATAATCTTTACTTTGTGGTAAGATCGAAGGACCTTTTTCAAAAGGAGGAGCGTATTGCATTTTATCACTTTGTGGTAAGATAGAAGGACCTTTTTCAAAAGGAGGAGCGTATTGCATTTTATCTGGTTCCATACCTTCAGCGTATTGCATACGGCCACCATACATAGCCATTTGTCTATCTGCACTTTTAGTTTGTTTTTTAGAAAAATAATCTTTTGCATAATCTTCAAAAGATCCACCATAACCTTTTTTAACAGCATCTAAAAACTCATAGTAAAGTGAATCTAGTTCTAATCCAAATTCTTCTTCAGGAGTTTCGCTAGCCATTTTAATTGATGGTGCACCTTTTTTTAAAGAATTAATGCCACCCATATCTTCATATTCTTCTGGGTCTGCTTGAAGCATATCTTCCTCGGTTTCACCGAGTTCGATTGCTCTCATCATATCTTTTAATCTTTGATCGTCTTCTTTAGCCATAATGCCTAATAATACACTTTTGGCTTCTGTTGTAAAGGCTCATCTTCATAATCTTCAGGATGCTCAATTAATCCACCTTGTCTAAATCTCATTACTGCCTGAGTCATAGAATCGACTAAATCATCGTGATCTCCATAAGGAAATGCTGCACATTCTTCAATAACTTCTTGCGCAAATTCCATATCGGTTGGTGCATATATTCTGCCTGATTCAAATAATGGTGATACAGAATTAACTCTAGTATGTTTATCATTACCACGGGATGGTGTAAAATTAATTACTGGGATTCCAGCTTTTCTAAGTTCATAAGTAAGTGGAAGCCCTGATGCTTTTGATTCTACAATCACTGTTTCCGGTTGCCAGTAGCCGTATTGTTCTAATGCAATACGTCTTAGTTCAGGAAACTCGTATCGACCTTTTACAGAATCTACTAACATTAAACATGGGCCACTATCTTCATTAGGATGAAATACACCCCAAGTAGTAATAGCAGAATAATCGGCAGTTTCTTTTTTCATAAAAGCGGTATCATAAGATTGTATGACATGTTGTAGTGGAGGAATATCTCCCTCCCAATTTTGCCACCATTCTCTTTTAATCAATGCACCTTCTTCTCCTGTTGGGTTTTGCATGTACTGTGCATTCCATTTTGATAATGGAATCGAAGCACGAACTGATTCTAAATCTTTTAGGTTCCAATATTCCGGCCACAGGGGTTTACCTGAGGGCATGATAGCAGGAAATTGAATTACCTCCCATTGATCTGCTTTAGGTTCTTTTTGAGCTTTGATTAATCTTCCAGCAAGATCTTTTTCGTTCCATCTTGTCATTACAATGATAATTGTTCCACCAGGTTGAAGACGTTGTCTAGGTCCTGATGTGTACCATTCATAAGTTCTATCTAAAGCTTGTGCATTCATAGCATCTTGTTCAGTATGTGGGTCATCAATAATTAATAGATCGGCACCCCGTCCAGTAATTGCAGATCCAACACCTGCTGCATAATATTCACCACCTTGTTGTGTTTCCCATTTACCAGCAGCCTGACTATCTTCTTTTAATCTAGTATCAAAAATTTCTTTATACTCAGGTGAATCCATAAGTTGTTTTGCCTTACGACCAAATCGTACTGAAAGTTCAGTTGTGTTAGTAGATTGGATAATTTTTAATTTTGGATTACGACCTACCATCCATGCAGGTAATAGATAACTAGCAAATTCAGATTTAGTATGCCTAGGTGCCATGTTAATAATAACACGTTTTGTTTTACCTTCAGCTATCTGATTAAATTTTTCTGCAACTTCTTTATGGTGTTTACCTTCTACAAAATCAGGCCATACATGTTTAACAAAAGCCATGAAGTCTTTTTTAATTGTAGATTGTTTTTTCTTATCTCTCCATTTAGCCATGTAGAGAGCTAATTGCCTTTTTACATCAGGCGGTAACTTATCAAATTTTTTTAATTTCTCTATGTCCATAAGTGCATTCGAAAAAAATTTTCGCAAAATTTTTTCAGATATGTTTTAAATAAAGCAAAAGTATTTCAGCCTTACTTATTTATAAAACCTTATATTTTAGTCAATATATAGAGACTCCTTAAATTTACAAGCAGATTTAGTTGTATAAAAAAATCAAAAGTCCAGATGAGTCTGGTACCTCTATCAAGACGAGCGCGCGCAGCGCGCGAGTCGGTACGCCAAGCGCCATGCGCTGCGACAATTTGTCGCATGCGACATTGTGTCACATGTCAATGTGATGCAGGCGACGAAGTCGCCTGCATCTGTTATTAACTACTAGGAGGAGTAGTTCTGTTATCCACAATCCATGCAATATCTTTTATCGCTTGTAGATCGTTGGTTATAGATATACTCGCCACAACATCTGCAGTGAGTGAACTCATCATTTCTTTTTGAGTTATCTTTTTTAGTTCTTTTTTTTCTTTCTGTATTCATAATCGTATAATAACACAATGGCGCGTTAGCGCCATTGTGCATTGTGTCGCAGTTAGTCTAACAATACCATGTAAGCCTCAGCATTATTTTTTCTGAAATAGTCAATGCCTTTTCTTACTTTGTCCCAAAGTTTAGAATAGCCATCAATCCCAACTTTTTTATCTTCCAAAGTTGCAAGATATTCATAATAGAATATTCCATCATGTACCTGCGCCTCCGTTCTAGTTAGCATAATAGATTCTCCAGAAAATCTATTTTGTCTTTCATGTGTTTTTTCTACTGTCATATTTCTCCTTTGTTAATAATCGTATCTTAACACAATGGCGACGCAGTCGCCATTGTCAATATTGTCGCAGTTAATCTTTCTTAAATTGTTTAAATGTAGAATGACAAATTAAATTAAGTATCTTACCTTTGGCAAGGTCATCATTCCACATCTCCCAACTTCCATCATTGTAATGTGTGTATGGATTTATTTTTTCAATAGACTGATAGTGTTTTTCTAATGCCTTAAATAAATCACTTCTTGATTGATGAAATTCTTGCCAATTTTTATTTCTTTGTTCTTTTGAAATTTCTGGTCTTTGAAATGTCTCGCCCATATTATTTGCCTCCTTTCTCTAATAATTCAATTCTTTTTTCTAAAAGTTCAGCATATTGTTTGTTCATTTTTATCATTTCAAACAATTCTTTAATTAACTCTAATGTGTCTTTACTCATATTTCTCCTTTTTGTTAATAGGTGCATGATACCAGATTCCTGCACCATGCACCATTGTCAATATTGTCGCAGTTAATAGTTTGGTCTCATACTTGAAAACAATATTACAAACCCACTGAAAAAAATCAGCACACCTAAAACCATGTGCACTGAATGTAATGCAGTCATTATTCCTGCCATTGACAAACCCATGCCAATAAAAAATAATAAAAGTTTTAATGCTAGTTCCATAAATCTCCTGTTATGTCGTTTGGCTCTCTTAATTCTTGTTTAATTAATACTTCATTTATTTCTTGTGCTAAATCCCACTTACCTAATAAATAAAGATCGTTTGTATCTTCACGCGATTGAATTTTACTTATTTCTATATTGCATAAATGGTCTTCAACGATCTCTTTTATTTTTTTAATTGTATTCATATTTCTCCTTTGTTAATAACCTATGATAGCACAATGGCGCCATTAGGCGCCATTGTCATTATTGTCGCACTATTCAGTTTTTATGTTTGGTAAAGCTGTTAAATCTTTATTCCAACTTAAGCCGATCTTATTTGTTATCTTATCAAGTACAGCAATTAACTCACTTGGTGTTCCACTTTCCATAACAGTATCAATCGCTTTTTGCTTCAGGTCTTTCAACTGTTTTAGTCTTGCACCTTCTGGTCTTCTTTCTATTTCTTTGTTAGCAAGATTAGACGCCCAACTT